GAGGCTTGTCTCTAAAAACCTTTCTATCATCGTCATACTCTCGCTGATACTGTCTGAGGCTTTCGATTCCATCATTACACCTTTCGCTATCAAACCAAGACCGCATCAATAACATACGAGTTGCTTGGATTCCGTCTTGAAGTGACAAATTCGGCACTATTTTCATAGATTCTAACGGAATTTTAGCAGAAAGTTGCTCAATTATTGACTTTCCGCCAGATGCTAGTGTTTTTGCTCTTGCATCGTGGGGCAGATAATGTAGCCCATATTGATAGCCAAACTCGCTGGCTTTGCTTTGGATTAGTCCTGTATAGAAGCTCACAGGCTGACCATTGCTTCCATGATAATCAAGGAATCTGACTTCTCCTCTTACCGTCTGCCACCACCACACACTTGTATCATCGCTGTACCCCAAATCCCAACTTGTGAAAACTTTATACATTGGGTCATGCTCAACTTTTGTAATCCTGCCCAAATCGGTAAGCTGGCGCATTTCTTTACCGTAGTAAGCACCAATGATGGCTGATTCAAAGTCGCACTCAAACTCTTGCAAATATTGGTCTTGCGTCATGGATTTGGCAGCGTCATCAAGCTCTGACTTAGCCAACAATCCAGTCTGACTAGCTCTTAGGGTCTTGCAATACCAGTTTGGGTCGTTAGAAGCGGTGTTGTATAGCTCCCAGAAGGCATTATGACCCTTAGGCGTTCCAATGAAAACTGCCCATCCAAGTCTGTCTGCCAGCAAAGGCCGAATAATCTCACCCCAAATACGAGGGCGCATATCTGCATACTCATCTAACACAATCCCATCGAGGTAAAGACCTCGTAAAGCATCAGGATTATCAGCGCCAAAGAGACGAATTCTTGCTCCATTTATCAGTTCCACCCATAGTTCAGATTGATTGGCTTTAGCCAATACTGGCTGACTAAACCTTAACAGGTAGTCCCATGCGATATTCTTGGCTTGGCTGTAATATGGTGCAACATAGGCATAGCGACCATCTTCTTTGCCCTCAATTAGTGCTTTATAGATTAAATCATTGATGCAAGAGACAGTTTTACCGCACCTACGATGGGCGACAATCACAGCCCAACGCTGAGTTCTATCGTGGAAATCTAGAAATACGCTTCGAGGTTGGTAGTCTAGTTCTACCTCTTGGACTATTTCTTCCAAGACACCACCAAGCGTTGAGGAGCTTTCTCATCACCCACAACTTCTGTGCGGGCTAGTTTAGGCACAGAGTATTCAACTAAATTCTGAACAATCTCACAAGCCTTTGCAGGATTAGGCTGAACAATCCACTTTCCAGTCTTATCGTCAAAGATGCCTTCTGCGGTGCATTGAATCCACGATTGAATATAAGGTAGGTTGCTATCAAGAATAGCTTTAACGGCTTCACGAGCCTCCTGAGTGGCTTTATTAGGCACTCCTGGCTTTCTTCCAGCCCTATTTAAGTTCTTTTCTACAGATTTCGACACTTTATTGTCCATACATTCTCAAGTAATTGATTTGTAAGACTTTATTCTACAACAGATTTTAGTAAGGGTCTTTGCCTTCTTTTTTCATCGCAGCAGTCATCGCCTTATCAAGCATTTCTCTGCGCTTGGCTCGCTTATTCTCTTTCTCAATAAGAATATTACCTTTACCTGCTTCCATTTCTGGCGTTGGTTTGTCTTTTTGGCGTTTTGCCTGTTGTTTTTCTAGCGTAGAAGGTGTTTTTTCACGCAACATGGCATCTTCTTTTTTGTATGTATGGGTCATTTTTTTCATGTTGTTACCCTTTCATGTGTTTTTTTGTGGACATTTCCATAGCGTCTTTGTGTTGGACTTCTTTTTTGCCCAATACTTTGCCATAGGCTTCTTCTAGCTTGGCTTTGCGCTTGCCTTTAGCGTTATCACGCTCTACATTTAGGGCGATTGCCACAGCTTGCTTGCGTGGCTTGCCAGCTTCCATTTCGGTTTTAATGTTTTTACCTACGCTTTTGGCGCTACCTGATTTGACTAAAGGCATATCAATCCTATCTAAATGCAGGGCCATAAGCCCATGAAACTGCGGTATATCGAGTGCCTAACTCCACAGGCACGACTCGATGACTTAAAAAAGACGGAAAAACAACAATGTCTCCTTTCGATTTTAATACAGATTCTTTGAATTTTCCGTTGATTTCTAAACCGCCGCCGATAAATTCATCGTTTAGCAAGATGCTGATGGATAATTTTCTTTGTTCGCCATTGACAGGCTCAAAGCTATCAATATGCCAGTCGTAATGACCTTTTGGTTTGTATTCGGTCATCTGGATGTCCTCTATACGATTAAGTGTATAGTTCCATATACGATTTGCCAGCCCTATGTAAGTTTGTGCAACGCAACCTATTGGGGAATTTTTATTTGCCCAAATGTTTTGGCTGATTCTTGCAATAGGGTCTAGTTCATCACCATTTCGCCTAACTTTAGCTTCTTGGGCGCTATTCCAATCAGTCGTCTTGACAATGTAATCACAAAAGTCGCTAGGCAAAGCCTTTTCAAAGACTTGATAATAAGTGTTTAGCATAAGGATTTAAGAATCTCTACCGCTTCTTCTGGGGAATTTACCCTGTGCAAATGCCCACCTTTCCAATTAGCAAACAACTTGATTTGAAGCGGTGTTAGCTTCTTGTCTGCTCCGTCTTTAACCTCGAAAAGCAAGGTATGACCTTCGTAAAGCACCAAGAGGTCGGGTATTCCTCCTCCAACTGTATGCAAAGAATAAACATCAGCACCAAAGTCTCGTAGCGCTTTTACAACACTCGCTTGATTTTTGTCGGTTTTTTTGACAGCAAATGACATATAGATAGGTTAGTATTCAGTAACTTATTGATTATAAGGGGTAAACCTTGAAGATACTGTTAATTGACATTGAAACTTCACCCAATTTAGCCCATGTCTGGGGTATTTGGCAACAGAATGTGGGATTGTCCCAATTATTAGAATCTTCATACACGATGTGTTACTCAGCTAAATGGCTAGGTGAAGAAGATGTTTATTTTGATTCAGTTCATCGAAACGATGCCAAAAAGATGCTTGAGGGCGTTCATGCTATGCTATGCGAAGCCGATGCGGTAGTGCATTACAACGGTTCAAAGTTTGATATACCGACTTTAAATAAAGAGTTTTTGGTTCATAAAATGCCACCGCCTCCACCGATTAAACAGATTGACCTGTTGCGGACTGTCAAAAGCCAGTTTAGGTTTCCAAGCAATAAGTTAGATTATGTAGCCCAACGCCTAGGATTAGGTAAAAAGAAAGACCATGAAGGCCATATTCTTTGGGTTAAATGTATGAATGGCGATAAAAAAGCCTGGAAAACAATGGAAGAATACAATATTCAGGATGTGATATTGCTTGAAAAGTTATATAACCGCCTTACGCCTTGGATTAAAACCCCTTTAAACAAGACAATTATGATGAAAGACAGGGATGGGTTTGTTTGTCCCACTTGTTCTAAGCCTAGTCTGCTTAGTAAAGGATTTCGTTATACTACGACAGGTGCTTACCAGCGTTATCAATGTAAGGCTTGTGGCGCACATTCAACCGATACTCGTACCATAATACCTCACGCAAAACTCAAGCATTTATCATGAAACTAACGCCAGCAATCATACGCAATTTGTACAGCGCAATGGTATGCTGCGAGCCTTTTTGCCGTTGGAAAATGCCTTTACCCGAAACTGTGATGTTCATCGTGGATGCAGATATGGAGGCTATGGGCACATACCTCTGGGATGACGGCAATCCCAAATACGAACACATTATGACTATTTCAGAAGCAAGGTGCGGTCATCTTTATACAGTTATGACAACGCTATGCCATGAAATGATTCACATGAGTAGGGCTGGAACAGTAACCGAGGCATGGACTAAGCATGATGCAACATTTAGGCGCAGAGCCAAGCGTGTGGCTAATGAACTAGGGTTTGACCCATTAGAGCTTTAACCAACCTCTTTCAAATAGCTCTCCAATAGTTTTGCGGTGTGCTTCTTCCCATCTTTCAATACGGCTAGATTTGCTAAGTAGCGCCCCTTGGTCGATTTCCGCATGGCATTTGTAGCAAAGTGCCGATATTCGGTAATCATGCGCTTTAAGTCCTCTGCCTTTACCATCTCGAAGCTGATTTGAATGGGCTGCGACAACTGTTCCATCTTCTACTCCACAATGTTGGCAAGGTAATTGCCTGACGATTTCAAGCAGCTTTTTGTTTCGGTATATTGCCATCTGCCCACTCGTACCATTGGCGATAAAACGCCTTAAATTGTTCAAACCCTACACCAGCTAGAGCGCATTTTCCATCTATACCAACCGTAAAATATTTATCAATCTGTGTTCCATTATCTGTATTTCCGATAATGATTGTCACAATAAATCGTGGGTTTTCAGCTAATGCTTTGAGCAATATCTCTTGACCTTTGCTTACTTTCTCTTCTGGGCGCTTCCATTCCATGATTAAGAAATGACCATTACGCTCACAGATGCCATCTACATTACTTGGCACAAACAATGGATTGCTAGGTATGATGCCTTTAAAATCCGCATAATCAGTATGCGTGGCAAACATATTTCGCATTAGTTTAGCCATGAGTTCCTAATTTGGTCGTAGGTGTTGAACTCTAGCTTGATAGTTTCATCAGCTAATTCGTGGGCAATCTTGGTGGCTTTTTCAAAGTTCTTGACAAGCGTAGCGTTGTGATAAGCCTTGAGTAATTTAGCAATTTGAAGGTAGTTTTCTGAGTAATCTTGTTTCATCTTGTTATTCTTTCTAGGTTTCGGTTATTAGCTTGTTGTGTTCTCCAAGTTTCCCATCTCATCTTGGCTGCTTCTAACTGCCATTTTAATACTTCTGCTTGTTCGGTGGCTGCTCCAATACCCTTGCATAATTCTTGATATTCAGGGCTAGAATATGCCTCTCGCTCTTGCGCCCCTAGTGATTGTTCACTAGATTGTTTCATCTTAATTGCTTTAAGAGAATTTTTATAAGATTCAAGTTCCGCAAGCTGACCTTTGGCTTTTGCATATTCAGGAGCTTTTTTAAAAATAAATTCAATAGCTAAATCTGGGTCATATTCTGTTTCGTAATCAAAATTTTTCATATTAACTCCATAGCAGTTTGTTGCAATCTTTCTTTTTGCAATACTTCATATTCTGGATTTAATTCGCATCCTATATATTGTCTGCCTAATTTTTGTGCAACAGCCCCAGTTGTTCCGCTACCAAAAAAAGGGTCTAAAACTATATCACCAACACGACTTCCAGCCATTACCATTGGTTCAATTAATTCTTCTGGGTAAACTGCAAAATGTGCGCCTTTGTAAGGTTTTGTATTAATAGACCATACATCACGCTTATTTCTAGTTTCGCCAGTTTTTCCAGAAACAGAATTTGCTTCTGTACCTCTACGGCTGTCACTTCTAGCACCTCTATCATCGCCAGCATATATAGCTGGTTCACTTATTGACTCAACATCAAAATAGTAATGCGGTTTTTTACTTAAAAGAAAAATATATTCATGGCTTTTAGTGCATCTGTCTTTTACTGATTCAGGCATTGGGTTTGGTTTATGCCAAATAATGTCTTGTCTTAATGTCCATCCAAAATCTCGCAATGCAAAAGCCAAACGCCAAGGCATACCCATTAAATCTTTTTCTTTATAGCCATATAATTTATTACCACGCTTTGCACTATTTTCAAATTCTGATGCTTTTTGGCTTGCAATAGAATTAGCCACAACCCTTTGACCTTTGCCAGGTCTATAGTTGTAATAACTATCGCCAAGATTTACCCACAAAGTTCCATCGTCAGCTAATACATCCCAAACGCAAGCAAAAACTTCTACAAGATTATCAATAAATTCTTGTGGTGTTTGTTCGTTTCCAATTTGACCATTGTGTCCATAATCACGCAATCCATAATAAGGTGGACTAGTAATACAAGTCTGAACCTTAATTCCGTTTTTTGCCATTTGTCGCATGGAATCTCGGCAATCTCCAAAATATACTTTATTCATTTAAGAGCCAACCATAGTCCAATTTGACTAAACGCATAACCTAACCAAATAATTGCGTTAGGAAACGCACCCTTGCGTAATTGCAATATACCTACCATCAAATACCCAAGTCCTGTTGCTGCGATGATTGTTTTTTCCAACATTTGTACTCCCCTTTATTGCCTAATTGCCATTGAATGTAAAAGTCTTGCAACAATACTTCAGATACTTTGTGTTTTGACAAATACAAACGAAATTTTTGTAATCCCCATTCATGTCGCCATTTACACAACTGCCTGACGGCTGATTGATGTCGAAATTCGCTGTCGTAATTGGGCGAAAGACTCTCCTGCATAAGGCGTTATTCCTAGTTCTCTAGCCTTAGCAAGAGTCAATTCATCAGTCGAATACCAAGGCAAACTTGGTGGCTTTTTGGTTACTTCAAAGTCTAGCTCATCCAAATACCGCATTTGGTTTAACCAAGTAGCGGGATAAGGAATGAAGTCTTTTTCAGTACCTTTTAGTTTCCAATATTTGAGATGGTTTGGCAACTGTGCCATAACTTCATCTTTCTCGGCTTGATTTAACTTTTGCCAGGCTTTTATTGCTGCGCCTTTGGCGACTTTCTTTGGGTATAACGACCAGAACTCGTCAAACATTATTGCATCACCCTTGGTGACATTGGTGTTGATGGGCTTGGAGGTGTTATATATCCAGTATTGCCAATTACTGTAGTTGTAACGCCATTTGGAGTTGTGATAACCACTTGGTTATTATACAAAGTTGCTGTTTGTGTAATAAAACCTTGTGGGTTTACAAATTGGGCTGTGTTGCCCTGAATTTGCACCGTACCTTGGTTATAACCCATTGGGCTTGTGATTGGATAAGTTTGGGCTTTTGCTGGAATACCGTATGCAAACATAGCGCCAATTAATGCACCTAATAAACAACTACCGATAAAGTCTTTCATTTAATTCCCCTTAAATGTTTTTTTACTTCTTTAATGTCGCTTTTAGATAAAGCCAAGCCAGCTTTGTATCGTAAGCACATTTCTTTAATTCTAGCGGTTGTATCGCGATTAGGCCACTCTGCATCACCAAATGCCCTAGCCTTTTCTTCAGCAGTCAATACAAATGGCAAGCCTAACTCTTTACTTGCCTTTAAATCTGCTAGAAGCTGGTCGTTTGTTCTCATTTAATTCCCCTTAAATGTTTACTCGTTATTGAGTAAATGTAGTTTGCCCAATAGTCTTTAATAAGTCTAGTTAAATCTTTTAGTATGTTGCTTTTAAGCTACTCTCAAGCGGTTTAAGCGCACCTAGCCTACCTAGGTTTGCCTTCAAAGTTCTCCCATTGCGGAATCGCTCACCCGACAGTCTTGCGAGGCACAGGCACTATCTTCGCCACCTGTATTGCGCTATTTCAGCCTCTTACCCTTCTGGTAACGCTACTACCTTAGACCGCCACGATGTCGTTAGAGCCGCCAATCTAAGGGGATTTGATTCTACACTATTCTCTTTCTATAAAAGCGTTGTTTTTAAGCAACTCAGGCCATATAAGCCAAAAGTTCGTTGGGAATATGTCTTGCCTTGTAATTAGCCCATGCGACTCTTTTTCAAGAGTTGCCGCCAAAAATACGAACTGGGCATAAGGAATGTTGTTTTTTCTCCATTGGGACACAGCATTAGGGGTTACCCCACATAATTTGCCCACTTTTGTTGGCCCACCAAGTAAATCAATAATGGCAGAATCGGTCAGTTTTAATTTCATCTGTGCAATCTTACAGCGTATGTTGCTAATTTGCAAATACTTCTTGACAGACACTTGAATTAGCTTACAATGGCATTTATAGCAATTTCGCTATGTATCTAAGGGGAATTTAGATGGATGAAATGTACCAAGTAATGACCGAAATGGAAGAACGATTGGAAGTAGCGTTGAATAACATGGAATACGGCACAGAATTGTCGCAAGACGATGTGGATGTAATTCGTGCTGCTTGTGGCAAACCCAACAATAAACGCAATGTATTGCTACAAAGCGTATTCAATGACTTTGGCAACATCTTTGGAGGTTCAAATGCGTCAATCTGAATCTATCGCCAACTTAGCCAAAGCATTGTCAATCGTTCAGGGGAAATTAACTTATGCGACCAAAGATTCTGCAAATCCGTTTTTCAAGAGCCGTTATGCTGACTTGGAATCTGTTTGGGATTCTTGTCGTAGCTTGCTTGCTGAGAATGGCTTGGCTGTTATGCAGTTTCCTGGCGAGTATTTTGACGGAACAATGTCACTCACTACCGTTCTCAGTCATTCTTCTGGCGAATGGATTAGTAAAGAGATGTCTTTACCAGTAACCAAACCAGATGCGCA